TAAGTTTCTTTGGCCCTTTGTTGCCTCAATTATTATTAGCAGTTTTAGCTTTATTATCAAGCGGAGTTACTGCTCTATTATCTAAACCACCACCAAGTATTCCATACAATCCTCAACAACCATCTCCATATGATCCAGGTCAAGTTCCAGAAATACCAGGAGGTCAAGGGACGGGAGGAGTAAATGGTGGACCAATTTCTTATTTATTTAATGGTCCAACAAATATCATGGGCGAAGGTGGACCTGTGCCAGTAGGATATGGTAAATTAATTATTGGATCAAATATAGTTCAAGTTTCTTATGAAGTATTGTATAAAGCCACAATGAGAGCTAATAAAGATGCAACTACTTTACAAGATAACGCAGTAGGAGGAGTACAATTTTTATTTAATGAAGATTGTATGTTAGTGGATCAAAATCCAACAAACGCAGGATTATAATATATGCCAGACGTCAATTCAGTAATGGAAGGTTTAGAAGGATTAGAGTATCCATCTAATTTCGGAAATAATATGGGAGGATTAGATTTTCCAGATAGTTTAGCTGCAGATTATATGGGAGGACTTAATTGTTTAATTTTTAGTGGAAAAGATTCTTTTGGAGGTTTTGTAGATTCAGCCGCTTTTCCTAGCGAAGTAAGTGGCAATTATGGTCCTGCATGTCCTATTTATGGAATGACTGGATACATATACATGCCAGCATCAGTTGCTCAACAAAATACTGATCCTTATTCGGCTGGAACAGACTACGCACTTGGTTGGGGCAGAATGGATTGGAGAGATTATATTCAAAAAGTTAATTATAATGTTGGTGCTCCAAATTTAAGATCTTACTTTCAACTTCCAAGGCAAGATGTAAATCCGCTTTATGATCCAAAAATTATTACAGGAACAGGATATAGAAAATTTGATCAAAGTATAGCTTCATTGCTTAAAATAAATATTTTAGATTTAATTTCAGAAGGACCAATAGAAGGATTTGTTACTGGTGATTACATTTATAATCTATCAGGCAAAAAAGCGGGAGATATTGGATATACATCTGCTAAATTTTCTCCTTATACAAATAATACTGGTACAGCAGCAGGGAAAGGAGCGTTAAGCTTTTTTAAAGCTACTCCAGAAACAAGATCAATATTTTGGAATAATACACCTATTGCGACCATGAGAGGTTTCATGAACTTCCAATATGCAAATTATAAATATACAAATGGAGAACCGAATAATCATACAATTTCAAATCCTTATGTAAATTTATATCAAGATAGATTTCATTGGGATGGAAATAAAGTAGATATAAATAAATATCCAATTCAAAGCGCATCAACTAAATTAATAAATGAAAGTTTATATGGAGGAAATTATTATCAAAGCGAAAACTCTGGATATGCAACTCCAAGAAGATATTACATATACGATACAGACATACAAGCAGTTAAAATATTTTTTAAATTAAACGCTTTGTATTATCAAAATCTTACTGGAAACAGGGTCGGAGAAATGGATAGAAATCAAGTAAAAGTTCAATTAAGATTATATAGATTATTTTCTGACAGAACAGAATCATTGGCTACAATTGATACGGCTACTGCAGATAATCCATATCTTTATACCGCAGATAATATACAATTTTATGGAAAAATAACGGCTCCAATGGTGGCGCATTATACATTTTGGTTTAGACAGTATAAAGATAATGGTTTTCCAATTAGAGTTTTGCCTAATCAAATCGGCTGGGTTTTAGATATCACTAAAATGACTGCGGAAAATATATCGGCATATACAGCAAATAATATAGAAGTTACTAGTTTATCTTATATTTATGGAGATAGATTTACCTTCCCAAACGCAGCATTAGTTCATAGTACTTTTGATGCTAGATATTTTAACAGTATACCAGAAAGATCATATTATGTAAAATTATTAAAAGTTAAAGTACCAGAAAATTATGATCCTATTTTAAAAACATATAATGGATCTTGGAATGGTAAATTTAAATTAGCATGGACAGATAATCCAGCTTGGTGTTATTATGACATGATAACAAATAATAGATTTGGTTTAGGAAAATATGTAGATCCATCATTAGTTGATAAATGGACTCTTTACGAAGCTTCGCAATATTGTGATCAATTAGTTCCAGATGGAAGAGGAGGTCTCGAACCAAGATTTACTTGTAATTTATATATCAATACTAGAACAGAAGCGTATAGAATAATAAATGATATGGCTTCTATATTTAATGCTTTGCCTTATTATATGGCTGGACAAATATTTATAAGTCAAGATAGACCAAAAGAACCAATATATTTATTTAATAATAGTAATGTCATAAATGGTAATTTTACTTATTCAGATAGCGCTAAACGAACAAGACGATCTGTAGCAATGGTACGATATAATGATGAAGATAATAATTTTAAACCTGCGTATGAATATGTAGAAGATAAAACTAGCATGATGAGATATGGAATTCGAGAAGTTGAAATTGCATCTTTTGGTGGAACTAGAGGTAGTCAAGCTAGAAGATTAGGTAAGTGGTTTCTTGCTAGTGAAAACTTAGAAACAGAAACCGTAAATTTTGAAACTAGTTTAGAAGGATCTTTATTAAGGCCAGGAGATGTAATTAAAATATATGATCAAAATAGAAGAAATAAAATATACGCTGGAAGAACAATAGAATTAAATTCAGGCAGTGCAACATTAGATATTGAATATAATGAGTATAATAAATATATATTAACTGGAGTAAATCAAAGTTTTATCTTTAGTACTTTGACTCCTACCTACAATTTAAGTTTAGGAACAAAATTGGGAGATGAACTAGTTACGGGTTATGATTTAAAATCTGATGGTTCAATAAGTGGTCTTAACACAAAATTATTCAGAAAAAATCAAATACAAAATTTAAAAATTAATAATACTAAAAACTATATAACTAGTGGAACTGGATATTTTGGAGATAAAATAAGAATAGTCTTTGATAAAAATACAATAAATACAACCTCACAATTTACCCCTGTGATAACTCAAGGAAATGTAGCTTATAGTGGAAATAATGGCAATGGTTTTGTGAAAACATTAGATACTGTATCATGGGATGATACTCAAGTTTATTCTCAAGAAGGATATTATGATAAAGTATTTGCAAAAGTTGTTCCAGTTAATAACTATGGCGGTTATTATATGTTTGGATTAAACTCCGATCCAGCTACGAGCACATCTTACGCTGATTTAGATTATGCTTGGTATTTTATAGCTGATGGTACATTGCAAATTAGATTGAATGGATCAGTATTATCAGGAATAACATGGACAAATTACAATAAAAATGAAACATACACAATTGATTACGATGGGCAATATGTTAACTTTTTAAGTGGAAATGATAATATATATAAAGAAGCTAGGTCAGTGGGAAATAGACTTTATTTTGATAGTTCTTTGTATAATAAAAATGCTGGATTTACAGATGTAAAATTTGGCACATACGGATTAGATAATAAAGATTATAATTTACCTAATAATGCAATTTGGTCGATTGATGTAAGTACCACTGGTGATTATGGTGGTTATACAAGTGGAATTAAAAATAGATATCCAACACAATTTGTTCCTGGTAATTTATTATATGATGGATGGTATTTAGAGTCGTATTTAGACAAACTTCAATCATATAGAATAATTAATATACAAGAAAAAGAAAAAAATACTTATAATATATCTTGCCTAGAATATAATCCATTAAAGTATGTAGATATTGATACAGGAGTAGCATTAATAACTGTTCCAGAGAAAAATCCTATACCAGAAACACCAGATTTAGGATTACAAATTTTATATAGAGATCAATTGGGAAATAAAACAGGATCTAACTCGCTATATTATAATTCATATCAAACAAAAGGATTGAACAGTGTCGCATATCTTATTACTGGGAAAAGTGGACCAAGAGGCTCAGGAATAGTGTCTAATTATAAAGTTTACGTTTCAAGTGGACTTCAATCATTCTCTTCTTCTTCTTTACCGCCAGCCAAAGATTTATTTTCTATTTATAATAATTTACCAACTAATACTTATACCGCAACAACAATTCCACCATATTTTACTCCTACGGTAAGTGGAGATTATACTGTTACTTTAATTGCAGAAAATAATTCGAATGAATTTTCTGATACTGCTACAAAACAAATACAATTATCTCAACAAACTATACCAGCAGTTGTTGTTGCAAGTGGAGTAAATATATTATGATAAATATAGATTCATTTCAAACTAATAAAAAAGATATTACCATTTTATGGGAATCACAAAGAGATTTATCAGCTGATATTTTATCTGAACGCTTACATAAAGGTTTTCCCTCTTTTAATGTAGAAATTTCTAATGAAAATAATGAATTAATTTATATATACGAACATATACCTAGCTCCAACGAAATTGGTTCTATATCTTTGGCCAGTTTAGAAGCAAGACAAAAAATTATAAATAGAAATCCAGCTCTTATTTGTGCTAATCCTAGAAAAAAAATGGAAATGTTTTCTAATCAAAATATAGTTAAAAATAATTTTACATTTCCTATAGAAGAAAATTTTAGATTATTTAAAGAAAAAAATGGATATGATGGATTTTATGAAAAATTATTCATTAAGATAACTCATAATGATTCTTTTCAAATAAGCTATACTTGTTTTGTGGAATATGATAAAACTATTAATAAAGATCTACTTAATCAATCTATAAGCAAAGTATATAGAAGTTCTGATAATTTAAATTTAAAAATAAAATTTAATCCATCATCATTTAATGATACTAATATAAATTCTTTTATTATATTTGCGAAAGCTATAAATGGTAATTCTCAAATAGATTTAAGCCCTGTATTTGTAGAAGACGTACAATCTAAATGGTTAGACACTGTTGATGATACTAAAATATTAAGTTTGCCATTTATAGAAAATGAAATTCTAGAAGAATCTCAAAATTTAAATATAGAAATATACCCATTATTGCCATTTGAGACGGCTGTATTAAAAAGTATAAAAGATAATGAAAATATTAAAAATTTTATTAATAATTTTATAATAAATAAATTAGTTTATAATAATTTATATAAATCTGGTTCTATTTTAGAATTAATTAATTTTCAGGGTTATGTTTATTTGTTTAATAAAGAAAGTTTTTCTAATCTTGCGTGGCCAGATATAAACTTATTAATTAATAATATTAATTATTATAAGTATTTCCCAAAATCAAAAGGCTCTAATAATTTAAATACAATATGCTTGAATACTGGGCCAGAAATAGATTCTAGTATATTAGAAATAGTAGATCAAAATCTTAATCAAACTTTAGGATACTATAATATAGATGAATCGAAATACTATGATATACTATTAGATTTACCTTACTTTAAATCTTTAAATATTTCTCATATAAAAATAATTGAAATTGAAGAAAAAGAAAATGAATATGTAATGTATTTAGATTTTACAACTTTACTTACAGAACAGCAAGACATAATTTTATATAATTGTTCATCTAACTTATCTTATGTTAGAAAATATTATGAAAATATAAATGATTCAAATTATTTACATTTAATATTTTCTATTAAATATCCAAAATTTAATAAAGATGGTTTAAATAGTGCACAAGTTATTGATGAAAAAATAATGATTAATTTTTCTTTTAGATATAATAATTAATTATCTTCTAAGAACTCCGCCTAGTCTTTGTTGTTCTCCAATAATTTTAACTACTTCTAACTTAATTTTATTGGCTAAGTCTTTAGATTGATTAATTTCAATTTGAGAATTAGAACTTGTATTATTACCGTTTGTATTTTGAGATACTGCAGTTTGTACGTTGCCTTGAGGACTTACTGTTACGTTAACATTTACATTATTTGTTATATTTGTAGAAGAAGAATTATCTTGACTTTGATCTACGCTTTGTCTTACAATTTGTCTATCTGAATTTCCATTTGGTTGCATTGATTGATAAATTGGAGAACTTAATCCATTAAAATTTTGTGCAGTAGCATTAATACGTTCTGAGCCGACTGGTCCACCTTGTGCGAATCTTGGAATTCTACTATAGTTTAAATTATCAAAAAAGTTTTGCCCATATTTTTTAACAGCTTTTTTATTTACAACATATTCTCCACCCATTAATAATGCTGGTATATTGTCTTTTTCTCCACCTTTTGGAGAACCTTTTGCTCTTCCAACTGGTAATCTTCCAGAGGATCCCGTTCCAAAAATATCTGCTGGAGAATTTCCTGTAGCTTTTCTTATTTCGCTTGAGCCAAATAGATTTCCAGCTTTAAATGGACTTCCTCCTCCTGGACTTAAGAAATTTTTAATATATGGACTAACATATTGACTAAATGCTCCTGCTCCTAAAATTGTTCCAGCAGTTAAAGCCCCACCAATTAATTGATTATTTCTTGCTTGATAATAGGCGTTTCTTTGGGCTTGATTAATTTGATCAATCATTTGCCTTTGTCTTGCATTGGCTTCTTCTATATTTTTAATTTCTTCTGCATATTGTTTATCATATGCATCTTTAGAATTTATTCTTTCTGCTAAATAATCTTGTAAATCTACATATCTTTGTTTAAGTATATCATTTTGAGGATTATTTGTATCATATAAAGCTGCAGCATTTAAGTTTGAATCTATGTTGAATTGTCCATCAGTTGGATATAATGGATCATTGTATTGATAATTTGCAGTACCTTGATAAAAAAATCCTCCTCCAGAATTAGGATTTTCTCCTGGTAAATCAACTACGTCTCGTTGCAATTGCGCTAATCTCATAGCTTCAGAAGCATTTACTTCTTCCGCAGAAGGTTTTCTTGAAGTGTTAGTCATTGAAATATATTGAGATTCGCCTCCTTTTCTGAGAACTCCTCCATCTGCCATTTTAGGAATTTTTAAATTATTTAATTGATCTAAGAAATTGACTCCGTATCTATTAACAGCAGATTTTTTAATTACATATTCTCCTCCCATTAAAAGAGAAAGTACATCGTCTTTTTGTTTTGATCCGCCTGTTACTTCTCCTCCTGTAGCATAATTTTTAACTGGTCCACCAGAACTAAATTTAAATATATCTGATAAACCAGTTCCTTGAAATAAGGATGAAAATGTTTGACTTATAGCTGCTTCTAATGCTAATTGCTGAATTCGTCTAGAAATATTCAAAGCCATATTTGTAAATGCTTGATCTGCTGTTTGAGAATTATCTATAATACTTTGAAATGCATTTCCCATTTCAGATTTTATAGTTTTAGCTGTATCCATAGCCCCATTTTGTAAATCTCTATATAAATCTTCAGTTTTATAATCAAATTCTGTAAAAAATGCATCAGCAACATCTAAAGCTTTTCTTCCTTCGCCTACTGATTTTCCAGCTAATAATCTTGTTTCTCTTTGCTGTTGTTTTTCTTGTTTATATTGGTCCGCAAACATTAAACCGTTTGCTCTTTTATTTTCAGTTTTTTGATTTTCAATTAACGCTAAAAGAGCATTCCTATATTGATCTTCTGTGATTATTCTTGATTTTAATTTTTCTCTTAATATAACTTCTTGTTCTGTTATATTTTTGACAACTTCATCTCTTCGGTCTTGATTTAAAATATCAGAATTTATTTGTCTTAATTGTTTTTCGTATTCCATTCCTAATAATTTATCTGGCGCAAAATCTTCTCCTTGTCCTAAAGTTTTTAAATAAGTTTGAATATTTCCAGCGCTTAATGCACCAAGTTTCTTTAAATCATTTCTATAGGAATCTATAAAATCTTGAGTAGTTTGTATTGAACGTAAAAATTTTTCTGTTAATTGACCAGCTGCAGCTTTTGTTTTTTGCAATTCTTCAACAGTAAATTTGACTGCATCATCTAAATTTCCTGAACTTATAGCTATTTTAATAGCTTTATTTGCTACATCTTCAAATTCTGGAGCGACTTTGCCATCGGCATCTGTATAAATTTCTTTTAATGTATCTACAAATTTTTCTAAAGTTGAAGCTGCATTTGCAGTTTCTTGTGCAATTTTTTTATTATTTTCTGGAGCTTTTCCATCTGCTAAATAATCTTTACCTTTAGTATTGCTCATATCCTTCATCAAGCTATCAACAAAAGCTCCAGCATATTGCATTGAGCCTTGTTTGCCAGCTAGTTGTTTTGATAAAGTTAATTGACCCGTAGAATCTATTGAGGTTTCTACGCCTTGTAATGTTTTTAAATCTACATTATTTTTTATACCTTTTAATTGAGATAAATCATTTAATTGACCAATTACATTATCAATTTTTTTCCTACCTTCTTCTGTTTTAGCTAATGTCGTTGTATACCTAAGCCCAGTTTCATTACTTCTAACATCTAAAAGTGCTCTAGCTGCTACTTTCGCTTCTTCTTTGCTTTGAATTCCACCTTGAGTATTTAAACTTTCAAAAAATACTGCAATTTCTTTTGATCTTACTTCTGCTGCCCCTTTAGCGAAATTTTGAGCCATTAAAGATCCAATTTCTTCAAATTTTCCTTCTCTAATTTTATCTAGAACTCCAGATTGTATATCTACAGGAAGCATAGAAACTTGATCAACAATTTTTTCAAAAATAATATCTAAATTAGCCTGTTTGATATCATTAGGTCCTTCTAAACTTAATGTTCTTTTGTATTGATCGATCAAGGGAGTAACTTGTTGAATTGCTCCTTGTGTTTGATTAAATCTATCTTGTAGTATAGCTAGTTCTTTACTTAAACTTTGAACTTTTTCTTGTTTGAGCATTTCCTCTCCCTGTTTGCTCCCAGCATAAGCTCCATAACCTGCACCAACTGCAGCAGTTGCTAATGGAATAGCTGCAGCATATGGTCCTATTACTGGAGCAGCAGCTGCAGCCAAAGGAATTCCAGCTTGAAAACCTAATCCTCCATATTGAGTAACTTGCGAAGCTGTATTATATTTCGCTTGAGTCGCTGCATTTTGAGGAGCAAACTGAGCAGCTGTTTGAATAAGGCTAGGAGCTAAAAATGATAAAGTTAATATTGTTCCTTCCATTTTTTGATTAAATCTATCAACTGTAGAAGCAATATTCCTCATTGAATCACCAAATTTAGTTAATCGAGATGTCGCATTATTTATAGAATATGCATTTCTTACTCCAGCATCTTCTAAAATTTTAACTGATGTTTGTAGATTAGAATAGTTTAATCCTCCTCTTATATTCGCTTCAGCAATTTGCTGGCTTAAAGGAGAAATAGGTTTAGAAGTGTTTACTAATGGAGCAAAATTTGGAGTGAATCCTCTATTAAATGAAGTTTGTAAAATTTTAGAATTTTTTATAGCATTTTGCATGCCTTCTGGATGATCTTTTTTTACATCTGAAAAACTTTTTTGAGTATTACCATCTCTTACATAAAGACCTATGTTTTTTTGAAAATCAATAACTGGTTGCCCACCCATCGCTATTTCAGCATCCAGAGCTTTTTGTAATGCAGCAAAATTAGGTATAAATCCATTATACCTAGCTTTTGTTTTAGAAATATTATCTGCGGGATTTTCAAAACGATATATCTTTCTTGCCATACTATTCAAATTGCCTTCTGAAAGAGAATTTTTTAAATCTACTTGAGAAGCTACGCCAAAATTTCCATAAGGTAATTTAAATCTTTTTTGAATTCTAGAAAGTTCATCTGCAGATAAATCAAATCCCTCAATTTCGCTTAATGTTGTTGAACTTATAGAAGATTTTATACCTGCTTCAAATACTTGACCTAAAGAAGATTCTACTGCACTACGACTTAAATTTGATTGTATATTTACTTTAAATCTATTTGTGTCTACTAATTGAGGTTTAGTTATTAAACCTCGAAAATAATTAGCAGATATATCTATTAAATTTTTTCTAATATCTTCATATAGTTTTTCATTTATATCAAAATTTGCGGCAGGGAATGGAAATGTTTTAAATCTATAAGATCTTCTTTGTTTTTTTGCATCAGTTACATATCCAGCAGAAATTCCAGGAGCATCTTGAGAAAAAGATGGAAAAACAACTCCATAATTAGAAAATGGTCTTTTATTTGAAAATCCACCAACTCCCATTTGTTCTTTAATATTAATCGCTCTTACTCCAGCTTTTTCTTCTTCTACTGTTTTATATAAAGAAGTTAGATTAGTTCTATATTTCTGTTCTATGAATGGATAATCTCCATATAAATATTTAACTGGTATTCCAGAATTTTTAGCTACAGCAGCTTCATCTGCAGAGATAGAAATAAATCCTTTTTTAGCAAATTCTTTTTGTATATAACTATCTAATTTTGCTCCAGCTAAAGCAAAATTTGGAACAAAACCTTGACTAGCATAAGGATTAAAACCAAATTTATTTGAAAAATCTTTTTCATATTTTTTTCCAGCTTCACTAGAATATGGTGGTAATATTGCTGGTTGACTCATGCCTGGAAATTTTTTAATTGTTTCTGCGTCATTATATATAATTTTACCTTCACCTGGCATTATCATTTGTTTCACTTGTCCAGGAACATATCCGCCAGCTAATGCTCCATAAATTTCAGGTAGATGTCCTTCACTTCTTGTTTTTGCGCTTGTAGTTAAAATGTTACCTTTTCCTACGACTACTCCACGATTTACTAAATTTCCAGTTAATTGAGAAGCTATAGAAGCTGCTCTTTGTCTCTCTAAAGTTTGAGCTTTTATTGTACTTAGTATTTGATCTTCTATTTGTAATAAATTTATTTGTTTAGATAATACTGAAGCAATTAATTGTGGTTCTTTTGAAATTATATCTAAAATCTTTTGTTGTATTAAAGTCCTTTGTTCTGCTGCTTGATTCAAACTTAAAAAACTTTTTAAAGAATCTAAAGCAAACTTACTTAAGTTTAAAAATAATTTTCCAATAATTGCTGTTAATAATACTATTCCTGGGCCAGAAATAAATGTACCAATTCCTTCTACGAGTCCTTTTCCAATTTTGCCGCCAGTTGTAGATGTATCTAGACTAAAAGCATCAAGACCTTTATTTAAAGTTGTTAATAAATTATTTATTGTTGGTTTAAAAGCTGATTCTCCAATTTGAGATCCAACCCTAGTAACATTTGCTAATGTTTTATTTAATAATGCAGAAACAGTTTGATTTAGTTCTTCATTTCTTTGAATAGCTTGATCTGTAGAGCTTCCAGCAACATCTAAAGCATTTGTATATACAGAATACTCTTTAGATAAATCTCCTAAAGCTGCTTTTAAAATATTAATTTGAAATACTCCACCAACTTGTTCTGCTATTACAGATTTTTGAGAATCACTTAATGAGTCAAATTTTCTAGCTAATTGCTCTAAAATTCCTATGGCTGGTAAAGTATTACCTTGAAGATCTTTTACTGCTATGCCTATTCCAGATAAAGATTCTAAAGTATCTTGTCTTTGTATTCTTGTAAAAATTGTTTTTAATGAATTTCCAATAACTGCTCCACCTCTAGCTGTGGTCTGTTGAACGCTTGTTACGATAGCTAAAAGTTGATCAAAATTTACTCCTGCATCTAAAGCTGTTGTTCCTACTCTTTGTATAGCATTAGCTAAATCTCCAGAACTTACAGCAAAAGCAGCATCAACATTTGCCAATTTATTAATTACTACAGTAGAATCTAAGCCAACTTTAGAAAAACTGTTCACTGCAGATGTGAGAGCTTCAACACTACTAACTGTATCTAAACCGCTTAATCTAGTTAAAATTAAAGCATCTCTAGTTCTTTTTAATGTTTCCTCTACTCCTAAACCTTGACGAGCTAATTCTGTAGCGGCTGTAGCAACTTCTTTAAATGTTTGACCAGTATTTTTTGCTATATCAAATAATTGATCTCCGAATGCTTTTAAAGTTGCAGGGCTTGCGTTTAATATTACATTAATATCTTTTAATGATTTTTCTACATCAATTGTTGTACGAATTAAATCTGCAAAAGATTTTTGAACTTGATATATGATACCTGCGCTAGCCCCGAATGCAATAACACGAGCATTAGATGCATCTAATGATTTTTGGAATTCATTTGTTGCGCCAGTTATTCTACCCAAAGGTTGAGTAAAAGCTTTTTCATTTAATCCTTTTAATTTAAAATCTTTAGATAAAGCAATTTGAATATCTCTTTCTAATTGCCTTGTATCCGCACCTATAGGTATTGTAGCTGCTGTTCTAGCCATGTCCCTTGTTCCTTTGTACTAATAAATATTACACGAATAATACTATGATACGAAAACTCGATCTAACTATTAATTAAAAC